ACCGTCCAGGGCATCGTGGAGCTCGCCACCGAGGCCGAGGGCCTGACCGGCACCGACACGTCGCGCGCCATGACGCCGGCGGTCACGAAGGCCGTCAACACGCGCCTGCAGCAGAACAGCCAGAGCGCCGACTACACGCTGGTCATCGATGACGCCGGCAAGCAGATCTTTCACCCGTCCGCCGATACGAGCGCGCGCACCTTCACGATCCCGGCCAACGGCACGGTCGCCTTCGCGGTCGGCACGGCTGTCACGTTCATCAACCAGAACGGCGCTGGCGTCATCACGATCGCCATCACCACCGACACGATGCGCCTCGCGGGCGACGGCACGACGGGCTCCAGGACGCTGGCAGCGAACGGCATCGCGACGGCGGTCAAGGTGACCAGCACCGAGTGGCTCATCAGCGGCACGGGGCTGACCTGATGTCGGCGACCCATCAGGTTCTGCTAGCCGGTGGAGGTCTGGGCTACCAGATCCCCTACTCGCTGCGGTTTCGCGCGAGCAACAGCGCGTATTTGAGCCGTACCTTCGGCAGCCCCACGAGCTCGTCAATCTGGACGTTCTCTGCGTGGGTGAAGCGCGGACTGCTTGCTTCGACGCGCTATTTGCTTGGCGCAAGCACGACGACGAACTTCGGCTTCAATTCGTCAGACCAGCTTACGCTGACGCTCAATGGCGTCACGGCCTGCACCTCGACCGCCGTCTTTCGCGACCCCACGGCCTGGATGCACGTTGTCTACCAGCAGAACGGCAGCGCGCAAACGATCTACGTCAACGGCTCATCGGTGGCGACTGGAACAACGGCAGCGGCTGTCTTCAACACCGCGATCGCGCACCAAATCGGCGCGGCCAACACGACAAATTTCTCAGACGGCTACATTGCTGAGGTGAACTTCATCGACGGCCAAGCCCTGACGCCATCCAGCTTTGGTTACACGTCTTACTCCGTGTGGGTGCCGAAGAAGTACGCCGGCACCTACGGCGCAAACGGCTTCTACCTGAAGTTCAACGACGCCACGACCACCACGACCATCGGCAACGACAGCAGCGGCAACGCCAACAACTGGACGACCAGCGGCATCTCGGTGACCTCTGGCGTGACGTTTGACCAGATGACGGATACGCCGACGCTAAACTATGCGGTCTTTGATGCCATCTCTCCAGTTGGCTCGGCGTCGTCTATCGGAACCCTGTCCGCTGCGAACATGACGTTTGACCATTCAGCGGCTAATTACGCTCAACGGTTCGGTTCGTTCGCAGTCAACAGCGGCAAATGGTATTTTGAATATACGATTACGACGTTTTCTTCTGGAAGGAGCTGCGCGTTCGGTATTGGTAAGACGGAAAGCTATCCATCTGGTGCTGGAGCCGCTGGTTCTTGGACCGGATGCGTCGCTTATGGTGATTTTGGCGATGCCTACCTCCGTCCAATTACGGAAGCGGCTGGCGTTTCCAACACTAGCGGAGTCGCATCCATGACTTTCGCAGTCAGCGATGTAATTATGATCGCTTTCGACGTTGGTGCCGGTAAGTTCTGGATGGGAAAGAACGGCACTTGGTTTGACAGCGGCAACCCAGCCGGTGGAACCAACGAAAAGCAGACGTTAACCGCGAACATCAATTGGCGTCCTTGGTGCGTTCAGTACGGGTCGAGCGCGGCACAGTCCGTCGTGAATTACGGCCAACGCGCCTTCTCCTACACGCCGCCCAGCGGGTTCAAGGCGCTAAACACGCAGAACGTCACCAGCACAGCCGTGACGGTCAGCGGTTCCTTCACCGGCAATGCCGCCGCTGACGGCCCATTCATCTGGACCAATGGCAACCCCGCCACGCTGACGATCAACGGCAATGCCGTGACATTCGGCACGCACGCGGACAAGACTGCTGGCGGGTTCAAGCTGCGGAGCAGCTCGGCCAGCTACAACGCAAGCGGGACCAACAACTGGACCGCGACGGCTGGTAACCGCTTCGTGCAATCCAAACGTCCGAATAACGGACAGGTGAACCCATGATCCAGGCGATTGCTTACGTCGCATGGTGCGCCCTTTGCTGGCGGCTGCGCGGTGGGCTCATCAGCAACATCACGCGCCGGCGGTTCGGCTATTCGCTCTCGACGGGCGAAACGCGAGCTGCTTGCGCGCTGTTGATGGCGCTGCCCCTGTCGATTTTCGATCCGTGGATGCTCGCGACCATTCCCGGCTTCTTCGCCGCGATGACGCTGGGTTATTTTGACCGGAGCATGGGGCTTGAGCAGTGGGGCCGCGATCATGCGTGGCTGGCTGCGTGGGGCGTGGCGGTGGCCGCGATCATGCTGGTGCCCATCGCCGCGCTGCACCACGACCCGCTGCGGCTGGCGCCGGCGGCGCTTGGCGCGCTCGTTTCAGCGGCCTACGCCGCGAGCAAGGCCATTGGCGGTCGATGGACCGACAGGGCGGAATGGTTTGCCGGCGCGATCTTCGGCACGGCGATCTCATTGGCTGCCTACGGATGATCGATGTCCCTGGACGACGAGAAATGGTCGATGCGGGCCGTGCCGTGGCCCAGCGGCGGCGGCCGGCGCGAAACGCCCGCGCACACGCTGCCGGACCCGATTTCCCCTAGCCAGACGAGGCGCGCCGTGCAGGACCAGACCCTCCTCGACCACGCCCACGAGATCGGAGCCCTCAAGGCCGAGGTCGCCCATGTGAAGGGCCGCCTTGAGGACATGGACGGCAAGCTCGACCAGATCATCGCGGCGGCCAACATGGGTCGAGGCGCGTGGCTTGTGGCGGTCAAGGCGGGCGGCATCATCGCGACCATCGCCGCGGGCGCGGCGTGGATCTGGCAGCACGTCCAAGCAATCTTCCAAAGGTAGGAGAGCGACATGGCACCGATCATCGCGGCCCTGCTGCCGATCCTCGGCGGCGTCATCGACAAGGTCATCCCAGACCGAGCCGCCGCCGACAAAACCAAGCTGGAGATGCAGCTGAAGCTGCTGGACGCCGCGAACGCCGGGGCGCTGGCGCAGCTGGAGGTCAACAAGGTCGAGGCGGCCCACCAGTCCACCTTCGTCGCCGGATGGCGACCGGCCATCGGCTGGGTCTGCGCCGCGGCGCTGGCCTACTCCTACATGTTGGTGCCGCTCGTCGGGTTCGCCCTGACTATGGGCGGCCAGCCGGTGCCGAAATGGCCGGTGTTGGACAACAACCTGTGGGAGCTGATGTTCGGCATGCTCGGCATGGGCGCCCTGCGGTCCTACGACAAGGCTCAGGAGCGCGCGGCGAAATGAGTGCGTCGTCCTGGCCGACCGCCTTCGCGGCGCTCCTGAAGCATGAGGGCGGCTACGTCAACCACCCGCAAGACCCCGGCGGTCGCACGAACCTCGGCGTGACGCAGCGGGTCTGGGAGGAATGGATCTGCCATCCGGCGACCGAGGCCGACATGCGCGCTCTGACGCCGGGGCAGGTCGAGCCGCTGTATCGCAACCGGTACTGGAACAAGGTCCGCGGCGACGACCTGCCCCCGGGCGTCGATCTGGCTGTCTTCGACTACGCGGTGAACAGCGGGCCGGGCCGGGCCGCGAAGACGCTGCAGGAGGTCGTCGGCGTCGCCGCCGATGGCGCAATCGGGCCGAAGACGCTGGCGGCTGCGCGCGCGATGGAAGCGGTCGAGGTGATCAACGGCATCTGCAACGCGCGGCTGGAGTTCCTGCTCGGCCTGCCGACATGGCCGACGTTCGGGAAGGGCTGGTGGGCGAGGGTCGAGGGCGTTTGGCGGCAGGCGAGCGAGCTCGCGCGGCCTCACTCGCAAGTGTAGGCGGTCTCCGACCGGCGCAGCTTTCGCCACTCCAACTTGGTCGTGAACGAGGCGTCGCGGAAAAGCACCCGGTTGGTCGGTTGGATCGTCAGGCGCCCGTGCTGCGTCCGCATGAACATGAACTCCTTGGCCTGTGCCGGTGCGTGCGTGTAGGCATCGCCCACCGGGATCGCCGTGAAGAGGTAGTCGGCGGCGAGCTCGCTGTCGGCGGCGCGCACGATGCCGTCGAGGCCGTCGAGGTAGTCGTAGATGCGCAGCGAGAACTGCGAGCCGTAGCAGTCCCATGTTTGCGCGTCCTTGATCGTCCAGGGCGGCGGGTCGTCGCAGAACGCGAGCGCGTGGGGCGGAAGGTCGCGATAGACGGCTCCGCATTCCAGCAGCACCGTGCAGCCCCACGCGCGGCCAGGATGGCTGTGCAGGCCGAACCAGACCGCCGGCAGCCATTCGTCGGCGTCGTAGCCGAGGAACGCGCCGTTGACCGAGACGTACTGGTGGCGCGGCAGGCTGCCGCTGGCGGTGAACAGGCTCACGACAACGCCTCCCACACCGCGCACACCCACATCGCGACGTATGCCGTGACCGCGACGCAGGCGGCGAGGGTGGTTTCCGGTCTGTTGGGGTTCGGCATCATGTATCACCATTGCAGAAGCACTCGGTGGCTCTGTCGTCCTCGGCAAACAGGTCCGCGCTGGCCTCGACGTTGGCGGCGATCTGCGCGTATGGCGGCCAGTTCGCGCGCCACCGCGCGTTGGCCAACCGCTCCTGCTCGACCCACCAGTCCGCAGAATTTGGGATGTCGCGCATGATCGCGCGCACGGTGGCGATCGGCTTGAGAAAACACAGGTCGCAGTTTCCGTGCGGTGTGCGTCCGTTGACGTTCGGGAGGTTCAAGTCGAAGTTCTGCCGTTGCCAGAACGCCGCAACATCACGCTTCGTGACGCCGGCCGTCGCGAGCGGGCAGATGACGTCGCGCCTACCCTCTTTGGAAGCCTTGAGGCTCGCGACCCTGTGCATTTCGTCTGCGCGCAGCCCAACCGCCTCGGTCCATTCGGTCCAGCCTCGTGTCTGTTTCAGCATTCGATGCATGGCGAGGATCTTGAGTTCGGCTGTGCAAAAGCGGGCGACGACGTTCGGCAGCATCTTCTTGCGCCGAATCAGCGCAGCGAACGGCTCGCCATTGCGGCTTGCCGTCTCGTAGGTCACGACCCGCCACCGCTGCGCGACCTCGTCGTGGTCGGCGTACTCGACCCAAGCAATCGGCACGTTCCACCGCTCCGCGCAATCGCGGACGAAGTCGAGGGTCTGCGGCATTTCCTTGCCTGTATTGGCGAACAGGACGATCACGTCGCCTGGAAGCACGCCGCCGTGCGCTTGGAGGATGCGCCAGAGCATGTACGCGCTCGTCCTGCCGCCGGAGAACGACACGACTGCGGGGCCGTCTAGCAGGAAAGGGTCTCGGCGGGTCATGACGGCCTCTTGAGCGGCTCGTGCAGGCGCTCTAGCCCTGCGGGTCGAGGCCCATCGCGGTCAAAGACAAGGCTGTCAAGTTTCTGCATCGCCTGCCGCACGAAGTGCGCCATCTCGGCTGAGCCGCCCATCTGGAACTTTCCAGACTTCATCGCGCCGCCGAGCGTTTCCAAGTATTCGCGGGCCGCGTCTCGTAGCGCATCGCGCTCCGCGCGCAGCTTCTCGTTATCCGAGCGCAGCCGATCGATCTCGCGCACGGCCCAATGCTCCGCTTCTGTTTTTGGAGCATTGGGGTTCATGAACATTTCAGCCAATTCTTCTGACGTCCTCGCTCGATAAACGCCGGAAAATGGATCTTGCTTCGCCAGTTTGTCTTCGCTCATGGCTTGACCTCCAGCGCATTGCGCGCTTTCTGCTCGGCTCGATCCCAGCCGATCCCGGCGAGATCGCCGTAGGTTTCGCGGATGTACCGCCAGCCGCTCAGCATGCCCGTCAGCGCCCCGCGCAGCCGCTCGACCTCGGCGCGCAGCCGGTCCACCTCAACCAACGCGTTGTCGCGCTCGCGCGTCAGATGATCGTTATTCGTGCGGAGATTGTTGATCCTCTCCACCAGCAACTCCGTGATCCTCATCGTCCGTCCTCCCTCTCCACGACCGCCAACCCGGCGGCCTCGATCTCGGCCCAAGCCTTGTCAAGCTGGAGGGTCAGCCGCTCGTAGTCCGCGCGCAGCTTCTCGACTTGGCCCCACGCATAGTCCCGCTCATCGGACAGGTGGCGCACTCGCTCGGAGACTAGCGCGACATGGCGCGTCAGCCGCTCGTTGTCCTCGCGCAGCCTGTCCACCTCCTCTGCCCGCGGGATGGCCTGCATCAGGTTGGTGATCTGCTCCTCGGTGATCTCCTTCCTCATCGTCCGTCCTCCCTCTCCACGACCGCCAGCCCGGCGGCCTCGATTGCCCGGATCGTCTCCATCCAGATGCCGACCCGAACCCGCCGCACCCGTTCGGCGGCGTCGAGCCAGCCGTCTCCGTAGTCCGAGGCCGCGAGGCGCTCGGCTAGGGCGCGGTGGTCGGTCATCGCAGCATCGCCAACACGATCACGACGCCGCCGGTCATTGCGCCGAGGATCGCGGAGACCATGAGGTAGACCGCCGGGCCTTTCGCCCAGCGGTCCTCTTCCATCCACCCGAACGCCTCTCCGGCGGCGCGGATGTGCGGGTTCTCTTCGGTCATCCCGCCACCTCGGCCACCCGGCGGCGGCTCTCCTCCATGATGCGCTCGTGCGCGTCGGGCGACGCGGCGCTGATGTCGTCCAGGTTGCCGCGCTGCGCGAGCATCACGCGGTCGATGTCCTTGACCGTCTGGGCCTTGCGGATCGCCGCGACGATGGCGCGAGCGCGCTCGGCCAGTTCGTGCGGGAGTGCGCCTGTCGGGGCGTCCGGGGACGCTGCAGCCGGGGAGTCTGCATCCGACGCGGCAGGCGCGGTGTTGTCGGCCTCTTGTTCCACGTTGTCGAGGAGGGCGTCCATCGCCTGCGTCACGGCGGCGAGCGGCGACTGGGCGGGGGGCGGGGTGATGTCGCGCATGGTGACGCTGGTCGGCGCGCTGCCGGCGAGGTCGTCGTCGGCGTGGATGCCGAGGATCGCCTCGGGCATGTACCTGCGCGCCCACTCGCGCGCGCCGCGGTACGCCAGCATCTGATCGGTGTTCTTCTTCCACTGCTCGTTGCTGGTCTTCCAGCCCGCGACGGTGCCGATGACCTCGCGCGGCTCGGCGTCACCGACGAGCTTGCCCGACACCGTCACGCTGCGCTGGTCGCCCGCGCCGCTGTAGCGGTAGTCGAGGCTGCCCTGCAGCTTGCCCGAGGCGTTCACGATCGCGGCGATCAGCTTGCCCTCGTAGCCGAGCTTGCCCGACAGGACGTAGGTGTGCTGCGCGACCGCGAACGGGTCCATCCGCCATCGGAACGCCTGGGCGGCGACGAGGAAGCAGTCGCCCAACTTGCCCTCGCCGCGCAGGTGCGCGGGCGCGAGCGAGGCCGACGACATCAGCTTCGCGACGCGCTGCAGCTGGCCGAAGATGTCGCTGTCGAGATAGACGGCGACGGGGTCGTTGAAGTCCACCGAGACCGCGCGCGGCGCGGTGGCGGTCGGCAAGTTGGTCACGTTGGTCATGCGACGTACTCCCTCTGGATGCTGGCTGCGATCTCGCTGGCCGCCCACTGCGGAAGGCCGATTTCGAGAACACCGACGGTGTAACCCGGCCAGTCGTTGTCCGCAACAGATTTCGCAAAGCGTCGCAGGATCTGGCGCAGCTGCTGGTCGGCGGCGCTGGCGGCGTCGGCGGACAGGGCGGCGACGTAGCCGAGGTGCGGCGGCTGCGAGCCGACCACCATGAATGCGTGACTCGGACGCTGGACGCCGAGCAGCCCGGCGACGAGGCGGAACATCGCGTCGCCCAGGTCGTAGCGCAGGTTGGCGCAGGTGCGCCGCCATGCGTTCGGCGCGGGGTTCGCGGTGGTCTTGAGGTTCACCGCCAGACCGGCGCGGGCGATGTAGAGGTCGGGGCGGCACAGAAGCGTCAGGCCAGTTTCCTCGTCTTTCGCGACCATCGTGACCTCGGCCCTGCCGCCGGCCTCGAGGAGGCGGCGGGCGTCGGGCTGGGCCATGAGCGCGTCGCGCATCGAGATGATCTGCATGTGCTGGTCGAAACTGATGATCGACCTGCCCTCCTGCGCGTCGCGCCACGCCTTGCCCTCGCGCGTCGAGAAGTTGAGGCCCTCGGGCTTCACGGCGTAGCGGTCGTGGAAGGCGTCGGCGCCCTCCAGGATGTAGCAGTGCGCGGCGGTGCCGAGCGTCATCGCGGGCGTGCTGTCCGACTGGATGCGCGCCGGGTTGCCGCGCCAGAAGGCGAAGGCGTGGGCCGGGCATTCGGTCTCGTAGTTTACGAGGTCGCTGCCGGAGACCGCCGGGGCCGGGATGCCGGTGCCGGACAGGTAGGTGGCGAAGTCGATGTCGTGGTGGATGCCATCAGCGATCATTGGTCGTCTCCCTCTTGAGCTGGCGGTGGACCCAGCCGCGCAGCGCGGCCATGCGGGACTGCTTCTTGCCGCGCGGGGCGTGAGCCGCCTTGCGGATCATGCTGCGGTAGGTCCGCAACAGCTTGCGGCGTTCGCTGGTCATCGCTTGCCCTCCATCGCGGCGAGCTGGTGCTCCAGCGCGGCGATGCGCTGGTGCGCCAGCAGATAGTCGAGCGTCTCGGGGTTGAGGTCGCGGGCCAGTTCGACGCGCAGCTGAATGCGCGCCCGGAGCGTCGCTGGCGTGTCCGGCAACGCGCGGACGGCGGGGAGGCGCTTCATGCCAGCACCATGATGAGCGCGAGGATGATGCCCATAAGGGCGGGGGCGAGGAGGCCGCGCATCACTCGGCGTCCATTTCGTTGCGGATCTCGCGCTCGGTCATGTACGCGAACTCGTCCGTGATCAACTCGCCGGCCTCCATTGCGGTCTTGCAGTCGGCCTCCCACTGGATCTCGCTGTCCTCGCTGCCGCAGCCGATGCGGGCGTGCTGGGCGACGAGAACGTCGCGCAGGCGCTCCATCGCCGCCTGCACATCGTAAGCCGCGCGCAGTTTGGCGCTGCGAATGACGCTCAGCGCATCCTCGCACTCGTCGAGGAAGCCGACGCTGCGGATGTGCGTCTCGCCGCGGTCGGTGGTGTCGGTCATGTTCATGTTCGTCTCCCCGGTTGCGTCGCCAACGCGGCGACAGGGCGAACATACACCAGCGGTGCAGGCCGTCAACAGGTTCGTGCAAATAGTCCGCTTGACGGCTAAACGCCGGGTGTAGTAGCCGTGGCGACATGAACCTGACCCAGTTCCTCGCCGCCATCGGCGGCACTCTCGCGGCGGCTCGCGCATTCGCGACCTCGCCACAGGCCATCAGCAACTGGAAGCGGCGGCAGCGGCTTCCGGCGGCGCGCCAGCTCCAGGCGCTGCAGATCGCGCGCAAGAAGCGCCTGCGGTTCGATCCGGTGGCGGCGACGCAGCCTGAGGCGCGGCGATGAACCGGATCACCGCGATCGAGCAGGTCACCAACGCCCTGCGCGCCGCCGGAGGTAGGGCCACGACCTCGGATCTGTGCGCGGCGCTGCCGCAAATGGACCGCGGCGCGATCCTCGGCTCGCTGGCGCACCTCAAGCGCAAGCGCGTCGTCGAGAGCAATTACGTCCCGACGAGGCCGCCGGAGTGCGGATGGACATACTGGTTCGCATCCACAAGGCCCGTGCGCGGCTCGCGCTACCGCGCGGCGGTCTCGGCGGGCTTCACCCGGGTGATCTGCGAATGGATGGACAGCGAGGGCGGCGAGGCCAGCATCGAGGCGTGGCGGGCGTGGATCGCGGGCATACAGAACCGCATCCGCCTCAACAGCGCAATCCATTCGCTCCGCAAACGCGGCTTGGCCGAGTGGCGCGACGACCGCGTCGCGCTGACGCCAGCGGGCCACAAGGCGCTCACGCTCGGTCGCAAGGTCGCGCCATACCCTCCGCAGCTGCAGGATTTCGAGGACGGCGCGCCGGTTGAAGCGCAGCCATCCACCGATCCCGAGCAGAGCGTCGAACGCGCCGAGCGCCTCTGGCCGCGCCTCATGTCCGGGCGGCGTTATGAGGACATCCCGGCGCACATGATCCGCCCGCTGAAGGTGCTGCGCTGGACGCCGCGCGTCGAGGCGCGGAGCCTGACGGGGTCGAGCGGCGCCATGCTGGCGGAAAGCCGCAGCGCGGTGGGGACTTCGACGTGAAGCGCAAATGGCAGGGCATCATCCTGGGCGAGCCGGTGTCCAAGGCCAACAGCCGCCGGATCGTGCGGTTCGGCACGAAGCTGCGCGTCATCAAGTCCGAGAAGGGGCTTGCCTACGTCGAGGCCGTCGCACGGCAGGTGCCGGAGTTGCCTCCGGATAGCCAGCTGTTGTCGCCCATTCGGCTGACCGCGCACATCTACTATTCGAGCAACAGGCCAGACCTCGATCCGAGCCTGCTGCTGGACGCTTTGCAGGGCCGCATCTACCGCAACGACCGCGCGGTGCGCGAGATGCACCTGTATCACCATCTCGACCGCACGACGCCGCGCGCTGAGGTCTACCTAGAGGAGATCGACGAATGACCGGCATCAACGACGACCTGGCGAGCTACGCCGACCGCCTGACCCGCTTGCTCGACGCCGCCGACGAGGCGCGCGAGGACATCAAGCAGCTGCGCGTCGAAATCAAGTCCGCGGGCTACGACCCCGCTGCGCTGGTGCGCGTGGTGCAGCTGCGCCGCGACGAGCGCAAGCGGGCGAAGGAGCAGGAGCGGCTGCAGGCGGTCGCGCTCTACGCAAATCGGCTCGGGGTCCAGCTCGACCTCGCGCTTTAGAAACCGGCCAGGCCCTCCCTTGCCGTCGCCGGCGGGCGGCGGAACTCAAAACCGATCCAGCGCGATGCGCCGCGTCAACAGGCCCCTGGCCGGGTCGTTTACCTGATGGATCGGACCCGCCAACAAACCAGTAAATCGGGAGAGTTCGACATGATCTTGGGCTGGATCGACTGCATCGCGATCGCGATCATCGTGGCGTTCGTGCTTGACTTGAAACGCTGACGACCCGCACAAATGACGAGCCCCGGCCTGTTGCAAGCAGACCGGGGCTCAGCGGACCACCCAACTGGTCCGGCCACAATGGCAACGCGAACCTATCGCGCGCGCTCGGCCGGATCAACCTGTGAAAGGACGATTCTGGCGATGCGCTTCTACTCCTTCCACATCGGCGACTACGCCAGCCACACGCGGCACCTGACGCCGATGGAGGACCTCGCCTATCGGCGGCTCCTCGACCTTTACTACCTGCACGAACGCCCGTTGAACGTCCGTTCAACAGACGTTGCACGGGCCATCAACATGCGCGACTACGAGACCGAGGTCGCGACCGTCCTGGGCGAGTTTTTCGAGCTTGTCGAGGGTTCGGGATGGATCAATCGGCGCGCCGACGAGGAAATTGTGCGGTGCAAAAGCAAGCAGGAACAAGCCTCTAGGGCTGGCAAAGCATCGGCGCAACGGCGGTTCAACGCCCGTTCAACGGACGTTCAACCACCCATTACCCATGACCCATTACCCAATACCCATGAAAGTACAGGAGAGGCTCTTCCAAGTTCTGGGGGGTCTGGGGGGACGCGCGCTGCGCGCGCCGATCGCGGGGCGCGCCTGCCGGCGGATTGGGCTCCGACGGAGGAGGACCGCGGGTTCGCGGCGAGCCTCGGCGTCGCGGTCGAGCGCGAGGCGGCGTCGTTCAGGGACTACTGGCACGCAAAGCCCGGCGCGGACGGGCGGAAGACCAACTGGAGCGCAACCTGGCGCAATTGGGTGCGCCGGACATCGGAAAGGAAGCAGGGCAATGGCACGGGATCTCGATCTCAGTCCCGCAACGGCTTTATCGTTCTCGCTGAGCGCCTTGCTCGGGAGGATGCAGACCGAGCAGCCGGGCGCCCCGCTGGCGATTTCTTCGACCCAGAAGGCCGAGGCTGAGCGCGCACTGGCCGCGATCGAGGCCGCGCTGCAGCCCGCGCCGCAAGCGCTGGCGTTGCGCTGGATCTCGGCGCTTGGCACCCTGACGGCGACCAAGCCGGGCGAGGCCGACGGCGATGCCAAGGCCAGGGCCTACGCGGCGATGCTGGAATATCCGGGGTCAGCGTTCAGCCGGGCGAGCCTCGACGCGGCGGCGCGCAAGTTTCGGTGGTTCCCGAGCTACGCCGAGGTCTGCGAGCACCTCGAGGCCGAGGTCGCTGCGGCGAAGGCCCAGCGCCACCAGCTGCGCCGGGCGATCGCGCTGCCGGCGGAGGGGTCGAGGCCGGTCGGCAAGTGGTCCACGATGACCGACGAGCAGAAGGCCGAATTCGAGGCGACGATGGAGAAGTTCCGGTCCCGGTTCGCCTCGGATGCCTCGCGCGGCCCGGAGGATGGCGCAGGAAGCGCGGAAGCCCGCTGACCCATGGCAGGGTAGCGGGCGACCGGCTTCCGGCGTTCCTAGGGCCGTTCTAGGCGTTTTCGGGCCGGAGGTGCCTAGGCAGGCGCTTGTAGGCGGTCCTGACCGCGTCCGACCACTCGTCGGCGGCCATCAGGTCGGTGTCGATGACGCCTCGGCGCAGGAGGACGTCGCGCAGCTGCTCGGCGTCGAGGAGGCTGGCCTCGCCCATGGCGTGGCGCAGGCGTGGGAGGCTCATGGTCGGGTGGACGCGCATGGTCAGGCGTCCTTCCGCACGACGAACTCGACCGACACGCTGTAGCCGTTGCGGTCCACGAGGCTGCCGCGATAGTGCGCGGCGTCGCCGTTCTCGCTGTGGCCGGTCAGGTGGACGCTCATCGCCGCGCCGTGCCGACCGTGCTTTCGGCGAGCCATCCGGTTTGCCAGCGCCCAAGCGGCGTGGGCGGGCGACGGGGCTCTGACGGCGCGCTCGCCGGCAATGCGGTAGAGGGCGGTTGGGCGGGTGTCGATGGTCATCGTCGTCTCCGTGGGTTGGTTGCGATGTCGGATACTGCGGGAAGGTAGCGGGGTCGAGGAGTGCGTTTCCTGCAACCCCGCTATGCGTCAGGCGCGGCTGCGCTTTATCTGCTCCAAGTCATAGCCGCGCCAAAACCAGTCTCGCTGGGTGGGATCGATGCCAGCGAAGATGGCGTTGGCGGCCTCCTCTCCGGCGCTGTAAGCCTCTCGGCCCATCCTGAACGCCTCTTCCCTCGAATTCATGCGTGAAACCCAGTTCATTTGACCCTCCTTGTTTTGGCGCCTCGGCGCCGTTTCGATGAGAGCACTATACACCAATGGTGCAAGGTGACCATTGCAAAGAACGCGGGGCGGTATGCGCTTGACGCATGGGTGGCTTGACGGTCCAGGCGGTCGGGGTCATCATTGTTCACCTATGACGGAAAACGACTAGCGATATCAGCGACATGGCCGCCCGGAAAATAAAGCGCCTGCTGTCGGACGACTGGAAGGCGAAAATCCAGGCGTCGAACATCTGCCATCGGCTCGCGCTGCACGTCGATGGCAAGATCGAGATGACGCCGACGCAGGTTCGCGCGGCGGAGATCCTGCTCCGCAAGACCGTGCCGGACCTCGCGCGCACCGAGGTGACCGGCGCGGATGGCGGGCCTCAGAAGATCATTTACGAGTGGGGCGAGCCGACGTGACCGCGCTGCGCGATGCGCGCGTTCGAATGCCCTACAGCCCGCGCAAGGCGTTTATGCCGTTTCACCGCAGGACGCAGCGGTGGTCCTGCCTCGTCGCCCATCGCCGGGCGGGCAAGACCGTCGCCGCCATCAACGACCTGATCCGCGCCGCGATCACCGCGCGCCAGCCGCACGCCCATTATGCCTACGTCGCGCCGTTCCGCTCGCAGGCCAAGTCGGTCGCTTGGGACTATCTGAAACGGTACGCCGAGCCAGCGACCGCGGGCGTCAACGAGGCCGAACTGCTGCTGACGACGCGCACCGGCGCAAAAATCCAGTTGTTCGGCGCGGACAACGCCGACGCGATGCGTGGCCTCGGGTTCGACGGCGCGTATCTGGACGAGTATGGGGATTTCCGGCCTTCGGTCTGGGGCAACGTCATCCGCCCGACGCTCTCGGACCGGCAGGGCTGGGCGGTGATCGGCGGGACGCCGAAGGGGCGCAACCAGTTCCATGAGGCCGTAGAAGTCGCGCAGAGATCTCCGGACTGGTTTTTCCTGCGCCTGCGGGCCAGCGACAGCGGCATCTTGCCGGAGACCGAACTCCACGCGCTCCGCGCGCAGCTGACGCAGGACCAGTACGACCAGGAGTACGAGTGCAGCTTCGACGCGGCCATCCTCGGCGCGTTTTACGGCGTCGAGATGCGCGAGGCCCTCGACGCTGGCCGCATCCGATCGGTCCCGCACGACCCGGCGCTGCCGGCATACACCGCTTGGGACATCGGCTGGCGCGACGACACCGCGATCTGGTGGTGGCAGGTCGCCGGCGGCGAGATCCACGTCATCGACCACCACGCATCAAGTGGATCGACCATCGCGGAGCTGGCCGAGATCGTCGCGGGGCGGCCGTATCGCTACGGCAAGCATTACCTGCCGCACGACGCTCGCGCCAAGACGCTGGCCTCGGGCGGCCGCAGCGTTGTCGAGCAGCTGGCCGCGCTCCTCGGCGGCATCGGCATGTTCAACATCGTGCCAGACCTCGGCGTGCAGGACGGCATCCAGGCCGTGCGCCTCATGCTGCCGCGCGTCTGGTTCGACGACGAGCAATGCCACGAAGGCATCGAGGCGCTGCGCCAGTACCAGCGCGAGTATGACGAGGACAAGCGCGCCTTCCGCGCCGCGCCGCGACACGACTGGACGAGCCACAGCGCGGACGCGTTCCGCATTATGGCGATCGCGTGGCGCGAGGAGCCGCGGGTCGAGCCGCCGCGCAGTGATCGGCCACTATTGATAGGGCCTGACAACTCGGCTACCCTCAACGACATGTGGGCCGCGTCGGCAGCCCGATCTCGGAGCGCGCGCATATGAGCGACACCGAATATCACGCCGCGATGGGCGAGTTCGCAGGCCGAGTGCTTTGCACCGGCATCGCCGCGCAGTTCATGCACTGGAGC